CCTGGATCAACTTTGGTGCCGCCCAAGGTATGTTACCGTAAGTGGCAAGAGAGTTCGTGTCCCGTTTGCCGTCGCATTACCGTTCAAACTAGTGGAGTTCCTTTCGATCTGGATCTCCAAGTCTGGCACTGAATGGACTGCAGCTAGATGTAAATTGCTCAAAGTTTGGGCACTACAACTACTTGCGGGAAACCATTCCTTCAGCTATCCTTGGTTTAAAAGAACCATGTATCGAGGGTACCTTATACCTGATCTAAGGATTTTCAGACACCTTATTGATAACCGATCTAACCTTAAGGAAGTTAGAAAAGTTCTCATGGTTCTGAATTCCTATAGGGTAGGTACTTGGGGTTGTCCAAGTCTTGACTCAGTTGTGGGGGGCGAAAAGCTTAAACCAACCGTTCATTACGTCCCAAAACTTGCTCAGTATTGCAATCTTCCCCGGGTTCCAAAATCTGTATTGGAACCAGTCGAGGCTATTGCTACTGAAAAGCTGGTTTGTAATGATCAAGGGAAAACCTTTCCTGGACCTTATGGCCTCAAAGACTTTGAGTTTCCAGCAGAGCTGGCTTTACTCTATGCCGATGAGAACGAAGATCCTTGGGTCCTTGGTAAGCTTACCGCTATCCCAGACAAAGGGAAATGGCGAACTATACTGGTAGGCCACTGGGCAATTCAACTGCAGACCAAGAGGTTAGCAGATTGGTTGCGTCAGTGGCTCTGGTTACAACCGGAAGTAGCCTCAGGAGATCAAAGGAGAATGATCGACTTTATGAAGGATTCCCTTAAACAAGGAAAGTACCTTCTAAGTATAGATCTCTCCAATGCTACTGATAGGCTCTCCAGGGAGTTCCAGATAAACCTACTTCACCATATGGGGGTTCCCAAAGGCTACTTTGAATTCCTAGAGAAACCTTTCTACTTCGATCCAAAATTCTTTGGTCAAGGTGAAGGTCCACTGAGGAAAGCAAGGTACCTGCAAGGCCAACCAATGGGTTTGTATATATCTTTCCCTATGTTCGAACTTATGCACTATGTCATTCTAAAATTTGTAACTGCTATTACAGATGCAGATTTCCGAATTTTAGGTGATGATGTAGTCATATCCTGTTCTAAACAAGATGCTCCCATTCTATATTCCCGTTATCATAATTTGATAACCAGATTTGGTGGAAGCATCGAGAAGTCTAAGACTTTGGAGTCAGAAGTCCTCGCCGAAGGTGCAGGGTGTATTGTGATTAAGGGTTCACAAAAG